ATCGCCGTGTAGACCGCCGCATTCATACAAAAAAACGCCCAACGTCGCGTCGGGCAAAGGAGGGGAAGGAGCCAACTTTCATTTTAACCCATACCTTATTTCTTTGAGAATCTCTTCTGCTTGCAGTCTCATGTCTATGGCCTTCCTGTGTAGCTCTACAGAAAGATTGACAATTGCTAGTGCTCGTTGTTCTAACGCACTTGTTGACTGCGCCTGCTCGATGATGTCTTGTGCTGCACTCATGGCTGCTGCTTCGTGTAAGTTCATGCGACCCTCAAATTAAACGGATTATTAAAGAAACTGATGTCTACGCCTTCTTCTTGCTTGGATAGAACAGGTTTGAACTTCTTCTTCGGCCTGGACACTTTCTTGACCTCGTACTCGTCCTTTACCCACTCCCAAACACGTTCCTTGGTAAACGGGTCTATCCTAAACGAAGTTTTGATGCAGCCTTTCTTTAGCAGAGCGTTTAGGCAGTTCACAGTCGTTTGCTTGTCGATCTTTGTCTGTAGCCTCACTGACTTTAGGTCAGCAGGTGTCTTACGCTTTTTCAGGTAAATCAAAATCTTCTTTTGCTCGTCAGTCATCCTATCCTCGCTATCTCTCTTTCTAAGTACCAAATAGCCTTCTTGAGATCCTCAACCTCTTTACCTTTTAGACTCGCTCTCCAAACGTATTTCGTAGCATTACCAAGGTTGAAGTTCATATGCTCCGTGATCTCGATGCACTCTATGCCAGACGGATGTGATGTGTAGTGTTTGGGATGGTTTACGTTGTCTTGAACCTCCCATTCATCAACAGCGCAGCAATGTCCGCACCTTGGGCATTCAAAAGAATCTTTCATATTGTGATCGCCACTCATGTGTTTTTCCTTTTAATTGCTTCCTCTAGTGCTCTTGCAACATCAAGCCAACCTCCGCCCTCAAGCACATCATCAATTGCTTCCCACACTTCCTCATCCGTCAGTGAAACCCACTCTTTCTTAGTTGCTTCCTTACGCAGTCTGCTGACATGTCCTTTGTTGTACCCAGTCTGCTTTGCAATATCTGTGACTCTCAAAGATTGGTCTTTGACTAACTCTCTGACCGCATCAAATCTGTTTTCACTCATGCCATATCCCCTCTGTAAAGTTGCCAAGCGTCGCTAAGTTCTTCTCTGGCGATCCTTACCCTAAGCCTCATATAGTCAAGATCGTCTAAAAGAATCCGCAGTTCGTTGGGATGCACCATCACATACGTTGTTTCGTCTGCTAGCTTTCTTAGTAGTGCGTAGGCTTTTTCTTTGTCTGTCATAACTGCCCCCTTGCTCGTATGGCGGCGGCGTATTCGGCTCTATCGTCATAGCACCAATCCATTTCCTCACACACCTCCGCACACGCCTTCCGCTCGGCAGCGGCAACAAGGGCAGCAAAGCGTGTTACAGAACCTAATGGCTTTTCGTCAGATCCGTAAGCCAATCCTGCCTCCCGCGCCATGCGGATGATGTCCTCGCGGTTCATTTCAAACACTCCCAATACTTGTTATTCCACACAGCCCTGCCGTTTATTGCCTCACACTCTGCACGGAATGCTTGTGCATTACGCTTTGATTGTTCGCTTCCCTTTTCATAGAGAAGAATGGTTCCATAAATAAAAACTACAAACACGCTGATCCAACCTCCTATAAGCGCTATGCGGATAATGTCTTCTCTGTTCATGCTGCCCTCAACTTTTCAGAAATCCTTGCCTTCCAAGAGTTCCAGTCCTCTCCTGGTCTAGCAGGACAATTTACTTTCTCTGCCATCTCAGCAGTGCCTTTTTCTGTAGCCCACCACACAACAACCTTCTCTTGTGCAGGTGCAATCTCTAGTTCATCCTCCCATCTTCCCTGGTTCAACCACGTAGCAGGATGCGGGATGAACTCCTGTCCCGTACCCTTCACCTGGTAATACTTGTTGTGCGTCACTAAAGCCTCTACAGCAGACTTTTGCTCTTGTGGCGATAGTTTGGCCCATGCTTTATGTGCAGCACGTTTAGCGACCTTTCTTGGGTATTTGCTCCAGAACTCCTCGAACATTGTTTTCTCCTGTTGTTAGGAAATCTCAATGTAAACCTTATTTTTGTTATTGACTGTCGTCTTGTTGACAATCTATTTTGTTTTTTTGCCTCCAGTCGGTCATATCCCAATTGCCTTTTCCGTGGTTGCAGTCATGGCAAAGTATCTGCAAATTGTTGATGTCAAGGGCAAGACCAGGAAATAGCTTTCTAGGTTTTATATGGTCGACATTCATGATTGCGCCATAAGCGGGAGTTGTCCCACAACACTGGCATTTAGCACCGTATTTTTTTAGGGCTTCCATACGAACCTTGCGCCACTCATAGGTCTGCAAGAACGCATCACTCTCAACACGGATGCCTTTTAATTTTCTTGCCTTCCATTCTGCCGACAATTCATTATTGGATTTCCTTAGCAAAGCGTTTTTTCTTTTTAGCGCCGCTATTCGTTGTCTCTCTTTGTTAGCTAGTTTTTTGCCTGTATTCATAGCTTCCTGCTAGAGATTTAGCTATTTCCTCCCAAAGACCCCCCTACCCCAACAGGAGTAGAGAGGGAAGGTTCCTCCGCTGTCAAGCAGCATCTGCATGTTCTTGCGAACCCCTCGGCTTGCAGATAAGACCAGCCGACCGGATTGTTCGGGAACTGCCCCCTAGTCTTGCGACATACCGGCTATTGCTTTCCTTCCGCGCCACCACAACTAAGGTGCTTGCTAACGTGCGGAGTACGGCTGTCGAGAGGCAATAAAAAAGCCACTTACTGCTGCGCCTGGTTGCTGTCCTCTAATACTTCCAGAGGCAGACGCATGAGTAAGTGGCCTTAACTATTGTTGACAGCAACGACAACAGGCAAATCTTATCAGATCTCCATAACCTTGCAAGTCCACCCTTCTTTCAACTTACCCCATCCGTGAACTTCTATCTTCCAACCCGCCCTCAAGATAGCCGGAAGGTGCTCACTCTCTGCAATCTTCTTCACTCTAGCCGAAACGTTACCTCTGGAGGTCGTCTGAACTAAAAGCGTCTCTTCGTCTTTAAGACAAAGGATGTCGCCTATGCCAAACAAGTCCTGGCGTATACGAGCCCAAGGGTTCCAGTGCTCGACGATCTGACATAAGTAACCACGCTCACGAAGCGCAGCTAAAGACCTCTGAGTAGGACTTACCGACGAACGGCGTTTCTTTTTGGTATCAGTGGCAGAGATTGTCGTCACGATGACAGTCTTTAGTAGTTGATAAGCCTAAGATTACTCCATCGACACAAACAAACAGGGGCTAGCGAAATGGCAACAGCAAGAGAAGAACTAGAAGCAAGGCGCAATGTAGCAATGGACGCAATGGTCATCACAAAGTGTAACTTGCAGCGCAACGTCAGATATGTCCGCAGCCAAAACAACTGGATGAAAATCACTAGAGATAAAAATTCGTTTTGTTTTGCAAGAGGGTATGCAGGACATCCTAAAGCCAAGGACATTGATACTTTTTCTTTTACTTGGGTAGCCAATTGGAATGAGGCAATAGAAAAAGCAAAAAGCACACTTGCCTGGATTGAAATTTAATAACTGGGGCTTCGGCCCCTACAGGAGCCAACATGGACGTACAGATCGCAACAACAGATTACGAAAAGTTATGTATCAGTGACTACGAGCAAGACATTTGGATTTCTATCTGGCATATGAAAGCGCACGCATCTATACATCTCAACAAAGAACAAGCAACGCAACTTAGAGACGAACTTAACAAATACCTGGAGGCTGTATGAGCGTTGACTACGATGCGTGGCTAGACAGAAAACTTTACGAATACGACCGCGAGAGGGAACAGAATGACTACCAACAACAGTTGGAACAACAGGAGTACGAACTTGACCAAGTACAAGATAACGAGGAGTGATTGGGCACTATGCGCGCTATTGGGGATTTGCTACGGAACACTGCTCTTCCTGTTCATAAAGTAAAGGAGCTAAACATGAAATTCGCTGAACTCAGAAAAATCAACGTAACCGAGAAGGTCGAGAAGAAGAACGGCCTTTCGTATCTGTCTTGGGCCTGGGCTGTTGATACATTGTTGCAACACGATCCTAACGCCACCTGGGAGTACAAACCCCATCAAGTGTGGAATGAAACGGTCATGGTGTTCTGCGAGGTCAAAGCATTTGGCGTATCTCGCACTGCACAACTGCCCGTTATGGACTACAAAAACAAAGCAATCCCTAACCCAGATGCGTTTGCAGTCAACACAGCCATGCAAAGGTGTTTAGCCAAGGCTATCAGCCTACACGGTATCGGGCTTTACATTTATGCCGGAGAAGATCTGCCAGAAGAAGCCAAGGAAGATCCAGCAGACCACCTTAAGATCGTGAGCGAGGCTGGAAACATGGAAGATCTTAAGCAGGCATTCACGACGGCTTACAAAGCACTGAAGAACAATCCTGAAGCTATTAAACAACTGGACGCAGCTAAAGAACAACGCAAGAAAGAACTCACGGAGATTAAATGAGTCAGATTCTTGATGCCGCTAAACGATCAGGGGTGCTCATCTCACATCGAGGTGAGTTCCTGAAGTCGGTAGAAAAGTTTGGCCGGTTGATGCTTAACAAGTCTAAACCGCTAACACCGACACAAAAAACTTACTTGGCAGCACTCGATGATTGGATGTCGCTTAATGATCTGGCAAACAAGTTCGGTTGCACACCACAAAACGCCTTGAAGATGATTCGCGCACTAGAGGCTCGCAAGTTGGTAACAAAAGAAAAACTATACAGGCAAGCCTGGGCTTACTACTACAAACGAAAATGAACCTAACAACATTTGAAGAAGGACTGCTGGACTCAATACAGACCGAGCGTTGCAAGAAACTGCTTTGGTCTGTCATCCAACTAGCAGTTGATGATGCTTGCAAAGCACCATACAAAACTAGACCACAAGATGACACGATCACGGCCATGCGGTTTCTATTCGGAGATCTTCACGAGTCTGGGCTCGACAATTACCTGATGTGGCTGGATGTCGACGGTAAACAATTCAAGAGGCGCATGGTCGAGGCTATGTTCGCTGATCGTCACGACAAGTTCACTGACTTTGAAAGACGAGCCTTTCGAGCAAACTACAACTGGTATCTGAGAAATGAGATCAATCCTAACAACTGAGAATGACCGCAGGAGGGTCATAGAGGCCATAGAAGCCACGGAACTAGGCTACATGGTAACTATCTCCAAACCACCTCGCACAGCGGCTCAAAATCGGTTTTATTGGTCGATCCTGACAGCTTGCGCGGAACAGTTAATGGGCCAGCAATACACACAGGACATCTGGCACGAGTGGGCTAAGACGAGGTTTTTACCATCAAGGGTCGTCGAACTTCCTGGCGGTCAGGTAAAAGAGATCGAGCCTTCCACTGCTTCGCTTACTGTTTCAGAGTTCTCGGACATGGTAGAGCAACTCTTACAGTACGCATTAGAGAAGGGATTGGTCTGGACGGATGAGATGAAAGACGCTGAACTTGATTTAAGGAAATTGAATGTACACAAACAAAAAACTGCTTGAGGCCTGTAGATACATCCCTTGCGGGTCATGCTTTGCAGAGGATGGGACTGTAGTCGCTGCTCATCGAAACCAAGGCAAAGGAATGGGAATCAAGGTATCTGATGCTTTAGTAGCGTCTCTGTGTTTTAAGTGTCACTCATACTTAGACCAGGGGAAAGACATGTCTCGTGAGGAACGTCGAGACTTCTGGAACCAAGCGTACATCAACACGATGCAAACAATGATCGAACGAGGCTGGCTAAAGGTGCAAAATGGAACAAAGATCTGACGATTGGTACAAGGCAAGGTTAGGCCACCTAACCGCTTCACGGGCCTCAGACGCGCTTGCAAAGGCAGGAACGGCTACACGCAGGAACTACCAGATTCAACTCGTTACAGAGCGTCTGACGGGCCTACAAAGCGATTCTTATACAAATACTTATATGCAATGGGGTACAGAGCAAGAACCTGTTGCCAGAGCAGCCTATGAAGTCCATACAGGGCATTTCGTCGAACAGACAGGGTTTCATACCCATAAGTCGATAAAGTGGCTTGGAGCGTCTCCTGACGGTTTCGCAGGGTCAGGTCTGATTGAGATCAAGTGTCCAAACTCAAACACTCATGTTGATTACTTACTTTCCAAGGAGGTTCCCGCTAAATACAAACCCCAGATGCTTACTCAAATGCTCGTGACAGGATGCACTTGGTGCGACTTTGTTTCGTTCGACCCAAGACTTCCTGAACATCTACAGTTATTCATCGTTCGTTACGAGCCTAAACCGGAAGAGCTAACCAAGATCGAGGCTGATCTTGTGGTTTTTCTTAACGAAGTTACTCAAATGGAAGAAAAGCTATGCCAAAAGAACTAACAGGATCAATTAGCAAGAACAAAAAGAAGGAGAAGGATGTGCACCCAGACTATCGAGGTTCAGCAATGATTAACGGGGTCGAATACTGGATCTCTGGCTGGCTCAATGAGGGTAGCGACGGAAAGTATTTGGGCCTAAAGTTTCAGCAGAAAGAGGAAGTAAGATCAACCAAAGTCGATGACGACGATTCAGTACCGTTCTAGCCATGTTGAGCGTACACCACCAAACCATGCTGAAAAAGGCGTTTGCCAAAAGACCGGCAAACATTTCGGATGATTCTCCTGTGCTTGAGAGAATCATTCACATCATTAAGTCTGAGGCTCCGGAAGCATTCTGGAAGCCTACAGAGTTAGATAAAAGGAGGTTTTTCAATGCACCACGGCCTGGGACTCCTCACGCTGATGCGGTCTATCCGTTCCCGAAAGGCCTACTATGAGTTGGCAAGACTTAATCAAGACTCAGACGAGGAAAGAACGCTTCAGGCTTGTCGAGGAGATCTGGAGAGAACACGGCTGGATACCTCCGTCAACCGAGTGCCCAGACACAATGGCAAAGCACAAAGCGTTTAAGGAGTGGTCGATTCGTGGCCTCGTGGATCAACCTTATCAAGAAGGTTAAATCGTCCAACATAGAGGAGATAGCGGCAGCGTATGAAAAAGCGTTGCCGTTTGTCGTTCAAGATTGGGCTAAGATGATCTTGAAACTACCTAAGAACAAAAGACTTCCGATCATCGAGAAGATTGACAGAATCCACGGAGCGAAGATAGGGCAAATGGTGCGAGACGAGGTTACCTCGCAACACCTCGACTTTTCTCGAAAGAACGCATGCCAGCGATCCCCAACATACCGCTCAAAATAACCCACAGAGCGTCGGTATCCAGCATAGGAGGAGGCTTTACTTCTTGCGGAACGATCTGTTCTGCCTGCATCCAAGTCCATGCCCAGACCAAAAGAGGGTACAAAAGAAACTGGTAGAACATCGCACCCGCCCCAACCCAACCGATAGCCGGCCTCCAGCCAGCAACGAACATATTCTGATTAGCAGCCTCGACCTTATTCACTTCCATCTGACCGAGGTCTATCGCTTGGTCGATACGCTTGGCCTCGAGCTCGAGCTCCATGCGCTCTTTATCGGTCGTTATCAGATCGCTAGCAACCTTGCCAACGGACTCAATGACTGAGCCAATGCCGAGAAAATTCATAACTTGAGCGTCCTGTTGATCCAACCAAGGAGGAACTTCAGTTGGCTTCTATCTCGCGTCACAATGTCACGATAACGAGCGATCTTTGCAAGCGCGAAATAAGCCACGAAGAGCTCAGGATTTGATTGGTTGAGTGCTGATATGGTCTTAGGCCCGATCACGCCGTCTGGAGCCGTTTTGACGCATATCTGGGCAAGTTTGATGGACACCGGAACGCCAGCGTTGACAGCAAAGTTAAAGATGGAAGAGGCTATAACGTTGTGCGTTAAGTCATCGCCTTTGATCTTGTCCCAAAAGTTCGCTTTGTAGAAGTCTCGGACTAACTGTGTTGGAGGCGTTTCCTGGTAGTCGATATGCTGCCAGCCCTCCCACTTTGGGTGCATCTTGCGAGCGATACCCGCATAGGTCTGACCGCCACGATCTCCTTTAACCTCGTGGAGAACATAACCCCCCTCGTCCTCCATCATTTTGTCGTACGCTTGTTCAAAGTTAGCCAACAGCTTGACCCCTAAAGTAAGCAGTGCCCTCGATAACCTCGACGAGTTCAGGAGGTAAGAGTAAACCATCTCTGAAACACAAGACAGCGAACCCTGAACACCAGGGAACCGGATTGTCCTCAAGGTAAGCAAACTGGTTTCCGTCAGGATCGGCTAGCATCCCTGTTGAGACTCCGTACCTTCTTCCTCGATAGTCGCCCCAGCCCTTGACCTCTAAAAGATGGGTATGCCCTGAGACAGTCGAGATCCCAGCCTTTAAGGTGTTGTTATATCCTGAGTGGATACCACCGTGTTGGAGCCTGTGCTTAATCATGCAAAGGTCATTAACCATGACCGACCAACTTACAGACCATTCGGGAATGTGATCTTTGAGACACGTCCCACCGATCCCTCTGTACTCAGGAACCGCGCCTGCTAACCGCTTGTCAAACCGGATGTCATGGTTGCCCGTTGTTCGATGTAAGAAGGTTCCTAGACCCTTACAAGCCTTCACGATCTGATCCATATGCCACTGGACTGCCTCTAGTTCGTCACGGAGGTTTGTGACGGGTTCCCAATCCATCGCGCCGTACTTGGAGATAGTCCCGCCATCAAGGATGTCGCCGTTTGCAATAACTGCTTTAGGCTTTAGGGTCTTGATAAGTTTTAGGAGGGCTTTGAATCCCACAGAGGGTTCTCCAGGCATGAAGTGAGCGTCAGAGAAAACAAGGACATAGCCTTCAGTTTCTAAGGTTGCTCGCCTGCGATTCTCAGGTATGGTGAAACGACCGTCTTTAGTTGGCAGCAGGATATTGTGGGTTTTCTCGATGGTTCTTCGACGTTCGTAGACGTTTCTAACGTTGATCCCTAAACGATCTGCAATTTTTGTTGGACTACCTAACTCTTGCCAGACTCGGATAAACTCTTCATCCTCGGACTTTTTTCTCACGCCAAGCTCCGCGCTCAATGCTCTGGATCATCTTTCTCGGAATGACCAAAGACTGAGCAATTGCGTCGTCAGTCAATGACTGACAAATTTTCACGCCCTGCTTGGTTTCTGCAATCAAGAACCCTACAGAAACAACAAGCGGAACCTGAAATTCCCTGGCTTTCTCTGGGCTATCACCCCATCCCAGAGTGTCGTGGCAGGCATCTTCCCAAACTACTTTAACTATCGGAAGATTGTGCTTCATTCTTCTTATCTTTTATGGCATGGAACCATTTCCAGACAAGCCAGCCGGACTGTAACACAATGTAGAGCAAGGTAGCAACTGCTACCCATTCGTTTAATGTCAGTCCACCTACAGTTACAGCGGTTGTAATGACTACAGGAGGTGTTGCTTTTACAACTTCTGTAAGTACATCTGACTTTTGTTCCGGAGACATGACAACCTCACGCTAGGACTTTACGAATAGCTCTGACGTAGTAACTCAAATCTTTATCATTGATGGCTTGAGTACCATCATCCATTGTAATGCGCCTAGCCGATGTTGACGTAGAACTTGGATTGGTACTTGTCCATGTACGCTGCCCCGACCCCGATGCAAAAGCCTCAGAATTGCCCTCTCTGAAAGCTACTACAGAGGTTTGGCCTGGAACGCTTGTTGTGTAGTTAGAACCTCTTGCAGGCACTGCATAAGGATTGGAGCCTACAGTTGTTACGTTATTGTCAGTCGTTGGCTTTAGGTTGTAATAACAAATCTCTAACTCATAAAGCGCAGGCAGATACCAATCCGAGTACCCATTAATCGTTAGACCAGCACACCATTGAGCAGCAGGAAATGTCGCTGAGTCCAGCTCAGACGTATTAGTTGCCCCATCATAGGTCGATAAACCTAAAGATGTTTGCAATGCCGTTGTAGCCCATAGTTTTTGTGACTGTCCTGAAGCGGCAGGAGAAACTAAAAGATAGTAAGTGTTACCACCAAAGGCTATCTGACCTGCGTAGTAACCACCCTGCCAAAACTCACCAATGGTTGTCGGGCCTCTAACGCCAACACCAAATGATCCAAATCCTTGGGCAGAGGCGCTACCTAATGATTGGATGATAGGCATTATGCAAACTTTGTCTGTGAAGCCAAGACCGTGAACGCTGCTGATCCAGTCTTGATGATGGAGTAAGAGTAAACGTCTATAGAACTAGCGTTACCCGCACTAGGAGCAGTACCACCTAGCCATTTAGGAGTGACTGACGAACCATCTACTTGTACGGCAGAGTTGTAGTAAGCAGTGCTTCCATTGGTCACCAGAAAGGCGCAGGTTAGGACTTCTCCCGTAGCCATTGCAGTATTCAACGAAGTACCAGAAGATGCTCGGAAGTTAACTGTAAAGTTCCCAGAGGCATTCGTTGTGTAGTACAAGACACCTTGAGTTGTCGTGTCAAAGTTAATCGTGCCTGTTGCTGCTGTGGCAGAGACTGTGATGGTCTCAACCACGCCTTGTAGCTTTGCTCCGATCTGCGACGATGTAGAGGCTAGTGCTAATTGTTTAGCAAAGGTTGCTGCTTGTGCAGCAGAGATTGTAAGTGCTGTAGTACCTGCTGTCTTGATCTCTAGGATGTCTGTGTTGTCAGACGTAATGGAGGTTCCAGCGGTAGCTGCATTAAGGACGTTAGCCATTATTGACCTCTACCCAATTGACTGCTTCTTCATCCCACGCATACATCTTACCGTCTGTGGGCATCGCTACTGGAGCCTCCCACTGAGCATTAGCGTTTAACAACCAGCTAGCAAAGGGCTTAGGCGGCACAAATGCGTCAATATCTGCTCGGTAGGTATAACCAATCCCTGCGTAGTTCTTACGCATGTTGCCGTTGTAGCTTGTCTGCTTCCACGTCCCACCGAGAATCTTTTCTAGATGGGCAGCACCAATGTGTTCTTTCTCAACACCGCTAGCGTCTGAAGTATCTTTGTTGTCTACTACGACAACCTGCGTGACGATGTTGTTTTCGTCAATCTTTGCGAAGTGAGCCATTACGCCTCCAGCCTAAGTCCGGTTAAATCCATCTCTTCCCCAACGACACCGACAGGGAAGGTATTAAAACTGAGTGAGATTCTTGTGTCCTCGCCCCTGACTTCAGGAACCATATGTGTCAATGACGAAGGAAAGAGAATCAGCCTGCCTGCATAAGCCTCAAACCACCAGCTCTCACTGTTATACGGGTTCCACTGGTCAGGAGGGAATTTAATCTGCTGCCAGCCATCTTTGTAGAAGTAAATCCTGTCATCAGGGTTGGTCTGAACGTAGAACACACCTGAGATGTAACTATTAGGATGAGCGTGTTTGTGGTGGTACTGACCTTGCTCGCTATAGTTGCACCAGCTTTGCGTGACTCTCAGACTTACATTGTGCTTAGGATTGACTGTAGACTTAAAGTATTCCGAGACAGCATCTTCAATGAACGAACGTAGGTTCGTCAGTACAGGGCTACGCAAGACAAAGTTATCAATGCTTGTCGTATTTCCTTGATTAGGTCTTGTCTGTAACTCACGGATGAAGAACAACTCCTCATCGGACAAGGGTCTACCGAGTTCAGCAAAGCCTACAGGTGTCGGAAAGAGATTATGCAATTGCATCTTCAATTTCCTTTTGCTTGATGCCCATTTCTTCTAACTGTTCAGGTAGCCAAATCGTAGGGATTGAATCTTCAAACTCCTTGATCTTGTCTATTACCCAGTAGACCTCTTCAATACTCGGACAAGGTCTCGGATCATCCCATCGTGTAAAGACGTTATTAGAAATTTCCCACTTAGCACCGGGCCTTAACAGGTGCATAGCTGTGTCTATTCCTAGGAAGCGATATGTTTTTGTAGTCATGTTATTGATTGATTTTGATAATTACGATACCGGAGCCGCCTGCGCCGCCATTTCGTAATGACGCATTATTACCACC